CGCGGTATCGCTAACGCCAGCGCCTTCGGTAACGACGCGCGTGAGTACGCGCAAGACTTAATTCCGGTGACGGTTGCTGCGCCCGGGATGGTGGGCGGGATCGGAAAGGTTCTCGGGGCGGGCGGGGAGGCGCTGGGGTGGGGCGGGCGCATCGCTGCTATGGCTGGGCGCGCCTCACAACTCGGGAAGCTCAGTCCTTTCGCAGGACGCGTCGGCTCGGTGCTGGCGGGCGACGCCGCGGCTGTGGGCAATACAGGTGCGCGCGTTGCAGGGGCAGCTAATGCAGCATTAGGAGAATCTAGCCCCTTGTGGAGTAAGCTCGCACCCTCTGCTGCACAGCACGCGTTTAACTCGTGGCCGGTTGGGCTAGCTGAGTATGGCGCTGCCGCTGTCGATAACTCCAAAGAGTGGCAGCATTACTGGGGGTTGGATCAGAGCCCTGAGGGACAAGTTGTCAGTAGGCTTCCGTTGGAGCAGCAGAAAGAGCTAAACGCGCGTGCGGTGGCGTACACAAACACCGCTATGGCGAACCGTCCAGAAGCGGATATCGAGGAAGAGTACGAAAAACAGCTTAAGCAGCTGAAGACGCAAGTCATGCAGAACAGCTACCACGCTACCCCGCTGGATCGTGTCCCGCTCAAGTTTAACGCGGACAGCGGCGTAGACTTCAACAACCCGGAGGCGGGAGAACTCGCTAAGTTGGGCGACACCCTAGCTGACCGATACCGCCAGTACCTGGTACCAAAGTTGCACCAGCAAATTTTATCTGGACAACAAACTCCTGCGGTACAAAAAGGGCTCGCGAACTATACCGACGCGGTGCGGCATAATGTCGTAAACGCTAATAGGGAGCTAAGCGAGGACGGCAGTGCTACCCCTGAGATTGATCCAGCGTATATCCAGAAGTACTTGCCCGAGGAGCACCGTGCAGGCTTCCAAGGATGGCTTAACGGCACGGGTACGATTACCCCAGAATTGCGCCACGCGGTACAAGACCTACATATGCACTACAATATCGGTAACAAGCTGGGGTGGAATAAGCTCGAAGCTCCGCCCACTGCGCCTGTTGACACTAAGAACCTATGGGCGCCACCGGCACCAGCAACCCCCACACTACCTATGACTACACCCTCCTCCGCAATCGCCGCGATAAAAGCCGCTGCCGCCTTCGACGCGTGGTTTTACAAGGTCGCGATCTGGGACATGCCTAAGGTTCCACCAGTGGGGCCTGGCGGACCAGGAGAAGAGCCTGTCGCCGCGCCAGTATCGCCCCTGCACCCTGATGGCATTAATGCAACGCCGGTAGCAGGTCCGCCACAACCAGAGATACCGTTCGAGACTGACCTGCCAGCAGACCAAGCGGCACCTCCTGGCGCTGTACCTCCGCAAGCACCAGCTAAACCAGGCGAACTGCCACAACCAGAAGCTGCCTCGCCAGCCCCGCCACAGACGCCCCTGCCGAAAGTAGGCCCTGGCGGGGTTAACGTCACCCCGTTTTTAGAAGAGCCGCCCCCTGGTGGCGGACAGCCTACTACACCGGACGCAGGTAATCCACCAGGCGCAGGCAGCCCACAACCTGGAGCTACCGCTCCTGGCGGGGCTAATACACCTGGCACAGCTAATGCGGTCGCGGGTAAAGCAGGTGCGCCTCCAGCTGCCCCCGTAGGAGCAAAACCTGCCGCACCTGCCGCAAAACCTGCTGCACCTGCGCCTATGGAGGACTTTCACAGCAAGATCCTGCCGCCCGAGCAGTTCGAGCAGATGCGCCACCAGATTTCTACACCAGAGTTCGAACAGTTGGCGCAAACCAACCCAGAGCAAGCCAAAAGCACTCTGGATAAGTTCTGGACCGCAGCTATCGCACAGAAAGCGGCACAAAGTGAAAAAGAGCTAGGCACTGGCTTTAACCCCGCGCAGTGGGCAGGACAGAAGATGTCGGAGATACACTCCCACAATTTCTCGCCCACTACGTGGAAAGACATCCACGCGGAAGCGTGTAAGGACGCAGGGGTAAACCCGCAAGACCCAACGATGTTCCAGCAGATCGGGGCGCACCTTAGCGGGTTGATTGACCGAGCGGTGAAGGGTGATACAGACGCGCAGCTTAAGTTGGCGGGGTACGCCTTCGGGGTCTGCGGTATTGCCGCGGGTCTTTACAACATGGTAACCAACGGCGTCGGGGTAGCGAGTGTGGCCCCCTTGGTTGCTGGTACGTTAGGTATCGCTGGCGGAGCGGGTGCCTTCGACAGCTTAGGGAGTATGCTCGGCGGATCGCCTGGTACACAACCAGGAGGTAGCGGGCAGGTCGGTAATCCTACTGGTGCCGCTATCTATAACCCGCACATGGATAACGACAATCCGAACAATCCCCCGCCGCTGCCAGCTAGCCCCCTGGATAGCCCCGGGAAGCCCCCTGCCGCTGCGTCTGGGGCACCCGCACCCCAAACACCGCCTGGAACACCTCCTGGGGCTCCAGCGGCTCCTGGAGGCAATCCTGCGCTCGCCATGATGCGTAACCCTAATGCGTCGTCGAAAGATATCGAATCAGCGGGGCAGCAACTAATGCACGATCCTGCTGCGCTGCAATCGATGCCGCCGAATAGTCCTGAAACGATACAGTTCGTGCAACGCTACGCCAGTGTTAATCCAGAGTTCAAAGCTGGGCTAGTAAAGTTGAAGTCAAGTATGGGCGGGCTGCTCGGCGGACTCGTGACCCCGCAGCGTATAGTCGACGCAACGAAAGATCCTGCGACAGGACAACCTACAATGTCGCCCGAACAAGCTGAATGGTTAATGAAGGTCGCGCCAAACGTACAGATTTGATAATCGTACGTTCGCAGAAGAGTTATAAGCCAGGGTACGGTTGAGAGGTTTCTCCTTTACTCAATACCGTCCCTGGCTCTTTTCTTAAAGATAGAGAAATTTTTTGTGAGAGACTATTCTCTTCCGTAAGGAAGAGAATAGTAGAGAATAAACAGCTCCAACATTGTTTTTGCAATTTTCATCATATGAACAAAAAGTAAGAAGATTTTTTGTGAGAGACTATTCTCTACCGTAGGTAGAGAATAGTAGAGAATAAACAGCTCCAACATTCCCGACGCCAAAAAGCTGCTCTTGTATATAAACAGCTCCAACAAATTGTACATGAGATGAAATTTCTTCTGATCCTGCTTTGCTTGCTCTGGTCACTGCTAACTTATGCCTCTGGGGAGTATTTCAGTAAGCGTTACGCGAACACACCGCGCTACTACCTTATTGGGTGTGTAACGCTTTCCTACGCCTTAGCCCAGGTAGGGTGGCTCCCTGCCCTGCGCTTGCATAATCAGCTATCCGCGCTTACCGTGGTCTGGTCGCTCTCTGCGCTCGTCTGCGGGGTGCTTATCGGCGTTATAGCCTTCGGGGAGCACTTATCGAGCTGTCAGCAGGTAGGCATGTTCCTGGGGTTTATCGCGATGATTCTGATGTTTGCGTAGCGAAGTCCTCTACGCACCTACTATGTAGTTCGGTAATATAAACACTATACACCTCGCGCGTGCGAGTGAATCTTTTTAGCAGGAGTACGTAGATGCCGATCAAAGGCACCATTAAGAAGTTATCTGAACGCGGATTTGGTTTTATCAAGGCGGACACTGGCGGATCGGACATTTTCGTTCACGCCTCCGCATTCGTCGAAGGCACCGTCTTTGACGAGCTAGTCGAAGGACAGCGGGTCGAATTCGAGAAAGAAGCCGGAACCGGCGACAGCAAAGACAAGACGTCTCGCCCCAAAGCGATCGACGTCAAGCTAATCTAAGCTGCATTTTCGCGGCATTATAAAGTGTGCGTGGACTTACTACGTACATACTGCACCAGAAGCAAGGAAGCAAAGTGGAAGAAGTGTTGGGGGTGCAGAGACGCCTCCTGGACGAGTGTGGGAGTTTTCAAGGGTATCAGACGTGGCACGAGAACTATATGCCCCTGTTCAACGAACAGGAGCATACGTTTATGCCACGAGAGCGCGCGGAGAAGGATCCGAGCTTCAAGCAGCTGATACCGTACATCATGATCTGGAACGAAGACGGGGTTGCTGCGTACTGGCGCGGCTCGGGACAAGGTGAGTCTCGGCTACACGGTAAACGCAGTATCGGCTTCGGCGGGCACATCAACTCGGTTGACGCAGACATGGCCATCGGCGGATCTGCGTACGAACGCGGGTTGGCGCGTGAACTGGAAGAGGAAGTGGTGTTCACGCCAAAGCCTGACTTCATTACCCCGTACATCGTTGGGTTGCTCAACGACGACAGTACCGAGGTTGGTAAGGTGCACCTGGGGATTGTGCACTATCTTGATATGACCGGGCTCTGCAAGATTACCGCTAAAGAGGCGGATATTGCGGGGCTTGAGTTTCTACGACTAGAGGACCTGGTTGCGAACCGCGATCAATTCGAGACGTGGTCGCAGTACTGTATTGACGAGCTAGTCTTGCAGTTGCAGATGTCGACTCTCGCGGACGCAGATCCGCAAAGCGAAAAATAACGCTTTTTTGTGTAGTGCCCTCTTGACAGCAAAGCATTGCTGTGCTATCATGCTAGCAATCTTGAGGTGCCCGTAAATTTTGTACACGAGAACAATTTTGAATCTGTACTCAAAGGAGAAGGAAGATGAGTATTAATTTTGGTGGGATAGCTCTTACGTGGGAAACCCCGAAAGAAGTTGAAGACGTGGACAAGAACGAGGTTGCCTTAATCAACGGCGTGCGATACCGTCGCGGAGATTTTCTTACGCATCGTAAGTTTGTAGATGCGGTCACAGCTGCAATAACTTCGTCAGAGGTGTTGAAACAAGACATCCAGCGGCAGATTGCGGCACTGCAGGCACAATTGCGGTAGGCTACGATTACTTTGAGAATACGTATCTGCCGGGGTAGTTCGCTACCCCGGCAGACTTTCAATAATTTTTAGCTATCAGGGACTTATGCCAAAACTATTCAAGGACCACGTCATCCTGTGGTTGAATGCGGCGGAGCTTGAACCCGCGCTAGCGTTCGCACGCGATTTTCGCTGCTGCTCTCGGACCGCGATGGTTGGACCTAACTTCTTTTTGGCGCACGGTCCAGCTGGTGTACGGTGCTTATACGAACTCGGTGTAAGCGATGTTGTTTTGGATTTACGTTTAATAGGAAACCCGCAGGAGATTCGACAGTGTGTGACAAGTGTAGCCCAGTTGGGTGTGAAGGCGGTGACCATCAGTGCCTTTGCAGGGAAAACAAATCTGGAAAACGCGTTAAGTGCAGCAGAGGCATCGAAAGCCAAAACGGGCAAGGTAACCCGCCCGTATATCTTGGTATCCCCGTTACCACCACACATCTCGGACGCGGAGATGGTAGACGCCCTGGGGTTACGGGTACGGCATAAAGACCACATTAAGCTCGCTACCCAGCTTGTTGTAGACACCAGGGCGGATGGCATCATCGTCGACTACGAAGACACGCACGCGGTTCGCAGGGTAAGCAGAGACGTAGCGCAAGTAGTATTCGCGCAAAAGAAGCCCCACAACCCGCACGAGATTGAGGCGCCCGGCACACGCGACCTGCCCAGCATTACTGAAATCCTGCTTACGAAAGCCGCACACGTAATTTTTGATTCACAGTTGGTGCGTAACACCGACGTGGACTGGTGTGCCGATATGATGATGAAAGAACTGGCAAACCTCCCAAGGAAAAGGGTCAAAACGAATGTCTACGGGTGATATGGGAATGATCTACTTAGTGAGGGCAGCTGCTACGGTTAACGACGGGAAAAACTACCCGAAGCTTCTCGGACGGCAAGTACCGCAGGGGTTATCGGAAACAGGCAAGAAGCAGGCGCAGAACCTTGCGGTACACCTCGCTAAGAGAAACATCACCGCGATCTACACGAGTTCGATGTCCGCTGCGGTACAGACCGCGCGTGCTATCCGTGCCGACCACGAGGTGCCGCTGACGTTTTGTAGCTCCCTGGTGGAAGCAAACTTTGGCACGTGGGAAGGGCAGGAGCTCGCCCAGTTGGTGCGAGATCCGTACCACCCGCAGTTTATGGGCGGGGTAGGCTTCCCGGAAGGAGAGACATTCAAACAGGTTTGTCGGAGGACTTACCAGTACATCAAACAACTAGCAGAGACCCACGCTCACGACAGGATTGTAGTGGTCTCGCACGAGTACCCCTTGCGCGCTCTAATCTGCCACCTCTGCAAGGTGCCCTTTAGCAGGATGCGCGAAGTTGACCAGGAACCTGGAAGAGTAAGCTTAGTTCGAGTCTTCCGCGGGGTGCTTGAGCTGAAAGCTGTAAATAATGACCTCGCTTACGTTGAGGAGGACATGGAAGAACCATGCGATACGTTTTCTGTTTCCCAATCACCGTAGCGGTGGTAACACCGGACGGTAACCTTTCGCGCTTACGCTTCGGCGGCGGAGAGGTTGTTAATACGGTTGCACGCACCGTGCACCCGGTAGCCAACACTGGTTGGACAATGAACTTTGAGTTGACTGACGGCACTATGTTGGTCAACGTACCGAACCACGCGATTCGCTGGGAAGGCTATACCGATAAGGTAGGCACGAATTAAGAAGGAAGAAGATGCTTTGTGCAGTGGAAGGTATTGATGGGTCGGGAAAAAATACGCAAGCTATAAAGCTCGTTGAGCGGGTCTCGCGCGAGTACGGGGACGCTGCTTTCTTTAGCTTCCCTGACTACGCAAATTCTACGCTGGGTCCAAGGATTCGGCACTATCTGCGCGGTGCGCTAGGCACCGTATACGCTAATCACCCTTTGCTGGTGTCTTTACTCTTCGCGGTAGAGCGATACGAAGCGCGCATCCCTATTGTGCAAGCACTAAACGTGGGTAAGACCGTCATTTGCGACCGGTACGTTCCTTCGAACCTTGCGCACCAAGCGGGTAAGCTCTACGACGGCGGACAATGTATGGACGTGCTCTCCCTTATTGCTCACATCGAGTACGCCATCCTGGACACGCCGACCCCCGACCTGGTATTCTACCTGGACTTAACAGCGGAGCAGTCCTACGCGCGAACCCACGCACGTGACGACGCGCCAGATCTTCATCAGGACAACAAAATGTACCTTCGTAACGTGCGGCACGTCTACCAATACCTCGCTAAGGATCCCTCCTGGCATACGATCACGTGTTTCAACGAAGACGGTACGCCACGCACCGTGGACGAGATCCACGCGGAAATCTTTGAAATCTTCGTGGCTGCTGCAGGTGTATGATGTCTGGCGATACCCTAGATAATATCCTCCACAAGCTCCCCGACGCTAAAAACCGGTCGAAACCCAAACAGCGGGTTATGACTGTGCGAATGCCAGAGGAGATTTACAACGCCCTGCAGAAAGAGGCGTACGACCGTAAGACCTCAGCAAACCGCATCGCGGTAGCAAAGCTTGCGCTAAAGGCGGAGTTACTAGATCACGTCGTTGAGACGATGGCGGCAATGGAGAGGGCAGCATGCCAGAATGGCTCCTCGCTGGAATAATAGCGTGTTCGATATGTTTGGCGCTTGGATTGATAGCGTACGTATGTCTACCGCTCCAATACAAAAACCTGCGCGATGTTGCAACTCGTAATCGCAATTGGATGACAACAGCTGAGAACGAACGTGACGACCTACGTGTGCAGCTGACCAACATGACAGCCGATCGCGATACCCTGCGCGATCGGCTAACCAACATGACAGCCGATCGCGATACCCTGCGCGATCGGCTAACCAACATAGCAGCCGAGTACTGGGTCAACCCGGGGCGCTCCTACGTCACGCCAACAATCACTACAGTTGACCCCGCCCTGCTGGAACTGACGCACACCGCCGCTCCTCACACTCCGTGGGCTACCCTTAATGGGCAGCGGCTAAATATTACAAAGTTGGAGATGATTGACGAGGTCAGGATGCCTCGCCGCATAAGCCTCGAAGGCTTTCTACCGTCCGCCGATAACTTCTTGCCAATTTCTATTTTTGGCGACTCGCAGCCAGCCCCGCCGGTACGTACACCAGAAGGTCGGCTCCTCCGACGGGTACAAATACGCGATAGCGCAACCGCCGGGGATACTGTATAACGAACGGACGTTTGATGTATCAGTCAGCCTGCTGACCGGTTAGGAGGGTGGTTGCGTTAGCAACAAATGCCCACTGGAATCTGCGCTATAGTTTAACTGAGGCGCGGTAAGGAGGACGAGAGACGCAGGTTTAGTCTTTCGTGTGTGGCGTTATTGTCACGCGTTTGGAGCTCTACGTAGGGGATGTAGAGGGATCATCAACCGTTTTTATTCAGCACCAGGAGCCACTATGAACGGCGACAAGCTTGACCCGCTGACTCTTGCCATTACCGCAGCAGTGATCGGCGCTTTAGCGGGCGTTGCCGCCCTCCTGCGCTCGACGAGTATTTTAACGTGGCGAATGGTGCTAAGTGCAGGACTTAATTCTGCAGCTCTAGGTGCGGGCATGGCAATGCTGCTCTTCACCTACTTCAAGGACAATACCTGGTTTTTACTAGGTCTCTGTTTACTATCCGGACTTGGCGGCATGACCTTGCTAGGATTCGTCTTGCACCTCCTCAAAAAGGGCGGAGTGTACGTCGATATCCATCTGCCGCACGAGAAAGAGGACCATACACATGAACATAAGTCATCGTAGGACTATAGCTAGTGGTTTGATGGCGCTCGCGGTAGGCATCGTTATTTACGCAGGGCAAGCCGCGTGGCACTTGAAGCAAGTAGCCGACGTACAGCGCCATAGACTATTCGTAGTTAACGAGCTCCTCGCAAGTGACGAGACAGCCATCGTTATCCTGACTCCAGATGATCGGATCTGCGAGTGGAGTCCTGGTGCTGAGAAGCTTTTCGGGTGGACCACAAAAGAAGTCATTGGGTCACCTCCAAATTTCCTGATGTCCGCGGGAAGTTGGGCGGCGCACCAGCGGGCGTTCGCCGAGAGCGCGAAGTTGTCTGCAGACCACAGCGTAATCGCTGCACACGACTGCTGGGCTTTCACTAAAGATAAAGGTCCGCTTGCTGTGCACTTCGTAGTTGCCCCGTTCAAAGATCACGTGGGTTACTATCACATGGCTATTATGTCGAAGGAGACTGACTTCAAGAAAATAGTGATAGCCACTAAACCAGACCCTGGGGAAGTGCCGCCTGTGCCAGCTCCCGCACCGCTGCCACCAGAGCCAGGTATCTACCACGCATTCCAGAACGATTAATAAAGATGGGTAAGCCAATAGCCGTAGAAAATAGCTTTACCGGCGAGCTTTACCTTTCGCAGTCGGGCTGGTTGTTATTAAGCGTGCCGAACGCGCTCGGGCAGGGCTACTTCAAAGCGCTGCACGAGCCCGGTGTCGAACTCCCTACCGGTGAGGAGGGTCGCTACAATGCGCATATTTCTGTCGCTACAAGCGAAGAGGTCTCCAAGATCGGCGCATCGAATATTACTGAGCGCGGTAAGCACTTTGCCTATACGCTTAAAGGTGTTCGTAAGGTCGAGCCGGAAGGGTGGAACGACGTTAAAACGTGCTGGTTTGTCGAAGTCGATAGTCCTGCGCTTGAGAAACTACGACGCTCGTATGGTTTATCAGCTTTGCCAAAAGATGGCAAACACAAATTCCATATCACTTTCGCCATTCTACGTCGTAGAGTTCTGGGGGCTAATGACGTCTCCAAATCCCCCGGCTTGGTTGCACCACCTAGCAGCGATACCCCGACATTCAAGCTCCACGACAAGCCTGGGGTACACCTCATTAAAGCTAGCAGCGCGTGCCCTGCGTGCAACGGACCCGTAATAGATATACGCGGCAAGCTGGTTTGCACTAAGTGCCACAGGATCTGCGAAGGGTGTTGTGAAGGCAGCCTCGCACTTTCGGTATCCAAAGCGGTGCGCAAAGGTTTAGAGAAGCAGAGCTTCGTCAAGCACGCGAGCTTCGGTGATGCCTTCCACTCTCTTCTAGAGCCCCTGGTACGCCACTGGTTACAGAGCCATGGTATGCAACTGGGACAGTTTCACCCAGACCGCAATTGGGCGGACCTCATGGAGAACCAGAGGTTTACCGACTTCCAGAACGAGGCGATGCGCGACGCGGCAGCCCTGGACTCTTCTCCCCTGAAAATCCTGCACGGCTTTAATGCGCTCCTCGGCGGCTCCTGGGACCCCTCTATGGCTGCCCAGGATTCTACCCTGCAAAAAGGGTACGCCGCGATCGCTCCGTACCTGATGCGGTGGTCCCCTAAGTTTTGGGACGAACTCCACGGCGGCACTGGTTCGGTAGCCTCCCTCGCGAACGCTATCGCGGAGACCCACCGGTATCGGTATGACATGACGCCGCAAGAGGCGGTGCAACGCGCTAACGGGGTGTTCAACGAGTTCTACTCCGACCCGATGATGCACAGGGGCTTTTCTGCGCGGGAACTTGGCGACATCTACCGAGAAGCGGGCAAGCGCGGATATATCGGACGTGATACAGACCCCACTAAGATCTCAGAGAACCTCGCGCCCCTCGTTGGCGTAGCCTCAGCTATTCGTGACACCTCTGCGAGTACAGGGCAGCCCTTGACGAGCATCCCTGAGATCATGGATCACTACGACAAGGTCCAAGCACAGTACCCTGGGCAACGTCCTGGCGCATTGGAAGGGTATATCCGCACAAACATGGAGATAGGGCGCCAGGGCGGTATGATGTCCGCGGCGCTACTTCGCTCCGGGCAATCCCTGGGAGGCGAAGGCGACCCCAGTCTAGCCACCCTTAACGCACAGAACGAACAGCTCACCCAGAACGCGCGTAATAGCTCTGTAGGTCGAATGGTGGGCGCTACCGCGAGAATGCGCGCAGAGGGTCTGATACAACCAGGCTCAGAGACCGATAAGTTTCTAGAGCGGGCGCGGGCTGGACAGCTAGACGCAGCTTCCGCTAACCCTAGCGACTGGGCGGCAATGGTAGCACGCGACTCCGATACTTCGCCTGGCGCTGCGTGGGCGTGGTTACAGAATAACCAGAACCAGCGGTACTTAACGCCAGACCTTGCAATAGGTGTGCGACAGTCACAAGGCAATATCGACTTAAAGCCGATGCTGGACGGCGTCACTGAAGGTTACGACGATACGAACGACCCACACGGTATCATTCGGCAGTCCGCGCGTAACCAAATACTACAGAGTCGTGGATACATAGACGAGAGAAATTTTCAGCTCCTACAGGGACAAGACCTTACCGGAGTACAGCACGACGCTACCCAGAGGGGGCAGGTGGCGCAGAAAACCTCGCCGTACGGGTGGCACTCACCGACCGCGAGAGTAGTGGATGCGCTCAAGGAGCCGAACCCAACCCTAGGCGGTATCGGCAAACAGTTCTTGAATATTCAACCGCCACCGCCGGTACCGACAACACCGCCGCCACCTACGCCTTATACTCCGCCGCAGCCGCCAGTAGCACCAAAGATGGCGATGGACAAGCAAGCAGTAGGTCCCGGCTTCCGCGGCATCCCCGATCGCAACGACATGGGCGACCTCTCTAAGCTGAACGCGGGTGAGATTATTGATCTGATCATTCAGCGACATAACGCTGTGCGCGCCGGCGAACACAAAGACTTAAGAATTGGCGACCAGCAGCGCGGACTATACTCTTGGGCGATGCGCAAGGATATGCCGGTGCCAGGGCAGAAAGTACTCGCCAACCAACAACCCCTGCACACCCACGGATACGGTAGCTTCCAGGGCACCCTGGGACCTGGATACGGGCAGGGCACGGTACGAAGAGAGCGGAAGGGGCGCATCCTCATCACGAATGCCAACCCGCAGAAAATCGAATTCACGACCGCGGATACCGGGACCCCAGAAAGGTTCGTCCTGTTTAAGCCAGAGGGCAAATTCGGACCGAAACAGTGGCTCCTAATGAACAACACGCCAACAGAGGCGCCCTCCGCAGAGAAGCCACATATGCAAAGCATACCCGCCGAAGAAGTAGAGCCGTTTATCGAGCAAATGCAAACTGGCAGCACACACCAAGCTAAACTAGATGGCGCGCGTAGCTTGGTGAAGCTAATGAAGGGCGGCGTGGAAGTGCTCAGTTACCGTACGTCGAAACGCACCGGCGGTCCAATTACGCACACAGAGCGCGTATTCGGCGGTAGACCTAAAGTAGACTACCCGAAGAATCTAGAGGGCAGCACCCTAGTTGGTGAGCTAACCACACGCGATCCTTCAGGTAAAGTGATGCCTCCGCAGACTACCGGCGGCATATTAAACAGTACAATAGAAAACTCCCTAAAGTCCCAGAAGGCTAAAGGGTTACGATTACAAGACACGCTATTCGACGCGCAGAGCTTAGGCAAGACGCCTATCGATTACGCTACCATCCCGTACGCAGACAGGCGTAAAATCATTGAGCAGGTGCTGCCGTACTTGCCGAAAAATCAGTTTGATATATCCGAGCAAGTCGAAGGACCGGAGGCGGGCAAGGCACTTTGGCGGCAGATTTCTTCAGGGCAAAATCCAATTTCTACTGAGGGCATGGTCTCGTATCCGCCAGTAGGGCCACCAGTTAAAGCGAAAGTATTACCGGAGAGCGATGTACACCTTACGGGTACATTCCCTGGAAAGGGCAAGTACACTGGTAGGGGTGTTGGCGGATTTAACTACGCGCTCCAGCCAGGCGGACCCACGATCGGCGAGGTAGGCACCGGTCTTGACGATGATTTGCGAATGCAAGCATTTCAACGCCCAGCCGATTTTATTGGTAGGGTAGCGCGTATACGCTCACAGGGACAGTTTGCAAGCGGAGCGCACCGTGCCCCGGCACTCTTAGCTATTCACGAAGACTACTAAAGGTTCCCGTAATTGAGCCGAATGAAAGATTCGACTACGGAACTATTAACACTTTGTAAACGATATGAAAATGTACGACTCCTGGCTAGAAGTACCTTACCGTGTGGGCGAATTGTACGTAAAGTACGCGTCGGACGCTGCTACCCTAGTGCAGCAGCCTACCACTACGCCCGTAGGGTGGGTGCTCAACACCGACGAGGTTGGACCGGTCTTCATTTCGAAGTACGCCTTCAATATCATGCCCGCCTTGGAGCAAGTACCGAAGTATATCGGTGCGGGTATGGACAGCGTACAGAAAGCGGTAGGCGGTCCAAACCCGCTTACAGCCACGTTACTCGGCGGCGCGTTAGGTGCTGGGTTAGGTTACGGCGGCGGGTGGTTGGCGCATAAGCTTGCCCCTGATTACGTAGGCGAAGATGCCCCTGGTAAATGGGCGCTAGCTGGTGGCGGACTCGGCGGGTTGGGTCCTGCGCTACTCCACGGAGTACCGAATGTAGCTGAGCTAGGGTGGCGGGGCTTGTTCCAGCCCTCGCGGTACCAAGGGAGGCAAGGTGGCGCAGAAACCCTACGCACCCTAATGTCAGAAGACCCCACCGACGATGCGCAAGCAGAACTACACCGTGCAGAGGCTCACGACGCGCGCAACCCTATCGCAGACACCTTAAAGGCTGCGTGCGATATCTTCGGTATCGTCCCGGTGGACGACGAGTTCACCGAGAAAGCCGCAGACATTGCGGGGGCTGCGCTGCGACCAGTACCTACCGATCAGTGGGGTCGCGCGATTATGTACGATCCGTTCCTGGACGATCAAAGTAAAGCTACCGCCTCCGGGCTACCAATGGCTGCGGCCGCCGCCAAGGGCAGTAACTGGGTAACCCCGATGGATATTGCGAGAGTTGCGTCTAATACCGCGCTGGGACGCGCTACCGGGTGGGGTATCGGACAACTGGCGAGCGCCTTCTTTGGCTTCACTCCGCAGGTGCGCGAGGGCTTGCAGCAAGCAGGCACTTTAGCAGGCGCTGTTCGCGGAGTATTGGGTATGTTACAGTAATGACATGATAGAGAATCGGCAGTTACGAAAAATCAGAATTCAAGGCGCCGAGCCAGAGGCGCTCACTGCAGAGCAGTATAAAGCATTAGCAGACGCGCTCATGGAGCAGCAGCGCGAGCTGGAGACGCAACGGCGCGCGCTACTTGCAAAGATGTCGGAAGCGGGGATCGCGCCACACTCTGCAGAGTTGACCACGCTGGGTGAACTATTCCACCGCGTAATGCACACGCCGCCTACCGAATGCATAGGCGCAACCTGCCAGGACACCGGGCAAATAACTACTATGCCGTACTCGCGCAGCGACGGTCCAGACATAATTATTCAAAACGTGCACAACCTTTCTACGTACGTGCCACTGGGGCGTACCGCCTCCGCAGCAATGCGCATTTGCGCAGCCGTCGGGCAATATCCTAAATTAGTTGCTGGCGAGCACGTCGCACCCGCGTCTGCGGCTTTCGTGCGGCTTGCGTAAGCCCACGCCGAAGCTTAAGCTAAATGTGTTCTAAACCTAATTTTCTCAAAGGAGCAATACGCTCATGGCTGACGCCACCTTAGACGCCGCATTTGGCGGCAACTTACTAGCTATCCTCGCGAAGTTGGTAACGCTTATTAAGTCTGGAGCTATCACAGCTCTGACGAACGAATCCACAATCGTAGCCATGCTCGAAGCAGCGGGCATCACGATTACGCCCACGGAAGAGGCAGAGATTGCCCTCCTGGCGAAGACCCTCCTGGCGTACCTTGTACCGACGCCGGTTGTCAAGACAGCCGCGCCGTTGTCTCGTGTGGACGTGCTCACACGTGCACTCCTGCTGCACGTTGATGCTTTCGGCGGCGCTAAGGACACTGCGCTGCTTACGAACCTGCGGGCAATCCGCACGTTCCACGGTATTCACCAGCTGATCGCTGACGCTGGCGGAACGACCGCTATCGCCTCTGTGACAAGTTCGGCTACACCAATCGAACTTTCCGAGGCGGAAACTGCAGCGAAGGTTGTTGCGGGCACAACCACTGTACTGCCCACTACGATCAACTGGGCAAACATCCTGACGATTGTCACCCAGATCATGGCTGCTTTGGCAGCACTGAAGATCTAATGCAATACGCGCTCGTGATAACACGTCCAGATGGCACCATTGCGTGCGATGCGATTTATTCGTGGAGCGAACTTGAGCGTTTCGCAATTAGCGAGGCCCAGGCGTATCTAGAAGCTGGCTGTGTTATTACGCTCAAGCAAGCCTAATTCTGTAGCCCTAGCACTTTGCTAGGGCTACAGCCCTTTCACACAAGAGAAGTTTATGAAACGTGCCATCCTTGTCACGCTCCTCATTGGAGCCATGTTTTCACCGCTGGCGCTTTCTTTCAGCGCCAACCCAGCTACCCCAGTCGTTAAAAGCATCCCAGCCTTAGCGCCGACTACGGCGGCGCCGCTCTGTAAGCCTGACGATCCCAACTGCAAAGTTACTTCTGGCACGGCAAGCGCAATTACGCTCCTGATGCCAACTGCACCGGTTAACGCTGGCGATATGATAACGTTGGTAGTGCAGGGAGTGCCCACCGCACAATTGCCTAATCTACAACTAGTCATAACGCCCACCGCGGGCATTACTGTCGTGCCAGGACAAGGCTTGAAGCCCACTGATCCAGTATTCATCGTGTTCCAAGCGAAGACCACAGGTACGTATACGTTCGTGGTGGCTTCGCCAGACGGCGCGAATGGTATGCTCTTGACTACGCAAGATCTGGTAGTCCTGCCTCCACCCCCCGCGCCCACACCAGTACCGCCGCCTGGACCTGGTCCGACGCCAGGCCCGAACCCGCCGCCGACACCTACACCCACAAAACTGCGCGCACTGTTTCTGTACGATCCAGCTACGCTTGATAAGCTCACCGAAGCGCAGCGGGAAATCATTTACTCTGTGCAGCCAGGTTCAGTACTTGACTACGTGACTACCCACGCGCTAACCGATACGGTTACAGACGCCGAAGGCGGCACTCACACAGTGTCCGCGTGGCGCAGGTTGCCTACAACTTCTGCACCTACAGCTTTTGGCGCACTCTGGGCGCCGTTGTTTACCGCTGCTAAAGGTACCCCAGGTATCATAGTGCAGTCAGGTGACAACGTAACTCGGTTTGACTTGCCAGCTACGGCAGCAGACGCCTTGAAGTTGCTTACGCCGCTCGGAGGCAACTAATGTCCGAAGAAGAGGTTATTGACCGCGCCTTCGAAACCAGCCTTGCACAGTTGTTTAGCACGCTCTTTACGAATGCGGCGAGCGCTGTAGACGCGCCTGTGGGAGTAGCGGATCGATTTCGCAAAGGGGTCAGAATACTGCGCGAGGTGCGCGAACAAGCACTAGTAATAGTCAGAGAGCAGACCAAATAATGCACGTAATCAATGATGATAATTTCCAGGACGTAATGCGGGAAGCTGCGGCAGCAGGTCACGGCACCGGTTACGTCCCTAGCGATACGAAGCTTGCTACCAAGTTCACCGATTCCTACACGGTTATTCCGAGGGACCAGTGGACTTCGTTAATCACGCAAGGACAGGGCACGTTCCTGTCTGATTTAATTAAGGCAGCTAAGATCCCTGCTAAAGACCAGGACGGACTCGGGTATTGTGCCACCGCAGATACCGAAGTATTGACGGAAAAAGGCTTTGTCCCGTGGCCAGATTACAACGGTACGGACTTGCTGGCTACGGTTAATGTGCCTACTGGCATGTTGGAGTTCCAGGCACCGCTGCGCGTGCACGCGTACGAATATTCTGGCGAGATGATTTATAGTACTAATCGTCGGCTAGATTTTGGCGTTACACCGGATCATAGGATGCTCGTGCGCAAATGGGATGAAGCGTCGCGCAGGCTGGCATCCGAATACACCTTTCAGCGCGCAGGCGAACTAGGTTGGTATTGCGGAATGATGCACGCGCCTCGCGGGTTCATCGGTACTGAGCTACGAAGCGTCGGTATCGATGATGACCGTACGTACGACGGCGACGATTTTTTGGCTATGCTGTCTCTTGTATGTTCTGACGGTTACGCTGGCGGCACAGAAAATACGCGTAACTGGGTGAGCTTTGCGTGCTTCGACGACGCGCGGCACGCGCAGCTGTCCGCGTTAGCATTGCGACTGGGTTTCCACGAACAGCCAGGGCGCCGCGGTGTCTGGATTCGCTATAATGCTGGCGCGTTAGCAAACTGGATCAGAGCAAACTGCTACGTACACACAGATCTAGGCGCAGCGCATAAGCGCGTACCAGCGCTGGTCAAACTATGCAATCAGCGACAGATTCAGCATTTTCTGGACTGCTATGGCGATCGTACACACGATATGTCGCAGCCAGATCCTCAGTTTTTTAGCACCAGCAAGCAAATAATTGACGATTTACAAGAGCTGCATTTGCGTATCGGAAAGCGTAGTAGTATCCACAAAGCCGAACCCAAGTCGTCGACGCTTCGGGCTACTGGTCAGGTAATACGCGGTAAGCATGCTTTATATACATTGTGCGTCTCGAAGACTGAGCGGTTGTGCCTCGAAAAGAAGAAACATATCGAGCAAGATCGATATAACGGCGTAGTTTACTGTGCTACTGTGCCTAATAGTACGCTTGTTACGCGTCGTAACGGTAGCGTACTAATTTCAGGTAATTGTTGGGTCTACGCTTCGACAGAGACGGTGGAAGTCTGCCGCGCTATTCAAGGACAGCCGTACGTCAGCTTGTCACCAGAGAGTGTCGGCGGACCGCTGACTGGGTGGCGCAACGAGGGCGGTAATGGCTTGGACGCCCTACAGCAACTTACAACTACCGGCGCGTGCGCTAACAGCTTTATGGACGCCGCCAATAGCTTGCACTCCAGCCGGTGGAAAACCGGGTGGCAAGCAGACTGCGCAAATCACAAGATTACAGCGTCGTGGACGTCGGTGTCGTCGTTTGACGAAGTGATTACCGCGCTGCTTCTCCGCATCCCAGTGTCGATCGGTTTGGACTGGTGGGGGCACCAAGTGCTGCTCACCGACCCGGCGCTTGTCGGTAACGGCTACGGCGTAGTATTCCGCAACTCCTGGGGCGAAGATTGGCCCTCTGCAGGTGCCTCTGGGTGGTCGACCTTAACCGAAAGCAAATCCCAACCAGACGGCTCGTTTGCGGCGATCAACGTAACCGCGCTCGACGCCTCGTGGCACCAGGGCAAGCGGGTTGACTCGCTCAGTGTTCTGGACTTCCACCAACGGTGTATTCAAAAAGCCATTGACCTACTTAAGGTGTAACTATGTACGGACTTGTTCTAGCACTTGCGTTAGTTAGCGGACAGCCCGGGTATACCGGCGTTGTCTGGGTTAAATCGGCGGCGTGTCCCGCGTGCACAGCTATGGAGAAGTCAGTCGACAAACTGCTTAGCGAGGGCGCACCTGTTATGGTAGTAGTTGTGGCTAACCAGGCGGAGCTCGCGCCGTACGATAACCACGGGCTCGTCCCGGTTACGATTCTGTACCGTGACGGTAAGGTCGTGGGGCGGAGCGTGGGCTACTTGGCGGATACGCAGTTGCGTAAAATGTTGACGAGCGTAAAGAAGAAAGAATAAGTACCTGTACAGGCGGTACGGAGAAGCCCGCAGCTTTACGCTAGCGGGCTTCTTTTTTAGCTATCAGAACCTTACCGCGTAGGTTATCATAGTAGCGGACTCAAACGAAGGAGAAGAAGATGCCATTAGAAGGCGAAAGTCGCCACTGCCGATTCCAGAAGTACGAGTTTTATGCCGAGAGGGGCATGATTACTCTTGTGGATACGGAGGCGGCGCAAGATTCCTCAAAACACGTAGATGATTACACGTGGAGAATTTCCCCGGGTGCCTTTATGGCGCGCGCAATCGCTGCCATGGTACAGGAGCCAGACAAGTACGCAGACAAGCTCGGTCGCCTACGCAAGCTGGTTACAGATGCAGCGGAGATTTGCAAGATAGCAAAAGCGTTCGGCGACCCGACAGATCCGTCAGTTCTTGATCACGTGATCAAACACCAGCGCAAAAACTCAATCGTGATGCCGCACGAACTACCGCCGATTTCTATGCCCGGGCTGCCGACGATCAAATACAAACTCGACGGACATACGGTAGCTGGCGACATTCTGACCAAGGGCTATACACTAACACCTGACCTTATGGCAACGCCCGCTGAAATGGCAGCCGTAAAGAAAACGAGGAACTAAGATGACGCCACGCGAGGCTTTCAAGTTAGGATTTTTGCAGAAGTGCGCAGCCGACGGGCTCTCTAATGAGGACATCCTCGCGCGTATCCGGCACGCGAAGTTCTTGAAGACTGGCGAGTGGTTTCCTGGACAGGACGCGCTCACCACCGCTGCGAAAGTTGGTATCGGCGGCGCAATGGTACTGCCGCCGCTTGCTGGTGTTCTAGGCGGCTCGCTGCTCGCAGACGCTACAAGCCGCGACTACAATACCGACGAAGCAAAGAAGCGTGAAGAACTTGCTGAGTACCAGCGGGCACTCAAAGCAATGCAGTCGCTGCACGCGAAACAGCACGCAGTAGAGTAAGACATGTCCCCAGTGCAGAAATACCTTGGCGAGCAACACGAGCGCTACGGTGGAAGGTTGCAGTGGCCAGGTGCGCACGGTTTCCCCTTTCTTGGAGACGCGCCGCCTTCGCTAAAGCAGCACGAAGTTGAAGCGTTACCGACCTGCGGCAGAGCGTACGAAAAGGTCTTTGACCTTAATGACCCAGCAGACGCAGAGTACTACAACTGGGTACGCGATCGTATCCGTAATGGATTATTTGTGCAGGATTTTAAAAGAGAGCGATGGCCAGATGACAAGCAGTGTCCTACGATCTACCTAGAGTGGACGCAGTGCTTTACTGCGATGCCGCAGAAAACGTCTACAGGTGGGAGCATACAAAACACAAATGCAAAACAATTCACACTCAGGCGACCTACGTAAACAAGCGATGAACCCCGCCGACATCGAACAAGCACGCTCCGAAGCCGCACAACGAATCTGGCAGATGATTTTGCTCGGCGGTGGTGCGGGTGCTGTAGGCGGCGCGGGGTTAGGGCTCGGCAAGATGATGACCGAGCAAAAGCCGTACACGCCCGATCCTTCCTTCCAGTCTGTCGACGTGATGTTGCCAGAGGAAAAGAAGAAGCAGCAGATCGCTAAGATCGCTGCCGCGTCTGTGACGGGCGCGCTCACAAAAACAGCGAACCCGCAGCCTAGTGTTGCTGCGCAAGGGCTGGACTGGCTCACACGCAAAACGCGAGATATGATGCCCACAGATGGCTGGGCGGGCGAGTTATTCGGCAGCAAAGCGGACGGTGTCGGGCAAGTGCCCGCTGTGCTAGGTCTTGGCGTCCCCCTGGGGCTAGGCGCGATGTACGCGGGCTTTAAGGGTACGCACGGCTTGGTTGATTCACTCCGCCAGCATGAGGTCGACAGCAAGCTTAAGAAGACAAAGGAAGACTACAGCAACTTTGTCTTGAAGAACCTCGCCAACAAGCAAGCCAGCGACGCGGCGGTGGAGCGCGAACTGGATGACCTGGCGGACCTGTACGAGAAAGACGCTGTGGCGAACCCCCTGGCGCCGATTACCGATAATCTACAACGCGTAAAGAACTACGCTGAGAGTATCTACGCCCCGTACGCGTTGCTGTCCGCGCTAGGCGCTGGCAAGCTCAGCTATGACTATTTCAAGAAGCGCAGCCCGGAAGAAATACAGGAAGAAGCCCTGCACAGGCGCGCGAAAGAGCGTTACGGCGGCACGACCCCAATCTTCTTAGAACCTAAGCCCGGTGGCGACCCTGTCTAATGGCAAATCTTGTAGACCTCGACAAGTTTGGCGGACCGCCCGGTACGCGGGCACTCGGCGACGTGGATGCTACGCGTACCGCTATCTACGATAGCGCGCTCTCCGCTGCTAAGACCCTAGAGCCGGTATCCAACCAGAAGTACATCCTCTCGCTCACCGACCCTGCGTTTGAGGGTCCAGAGGGCTACACTATAGCCGACGAGAAGGCAGCTATCCTACAGGGTAAATCCCTAGGACGTCGGCTGAGAGGAACGTGGAACCTCCACACCAACGAACCGGAACCTAAGCTCGTAGACCAGCGGCGCGTCACCGTTGCGAACATCCCGCACATTACACCGAGAGGTACGTTTATCCTCGGGGGTAACGAGTACTCACTCTCCCACCAGATGCGTTTGCGTCCAGGTATCTTTACGCGCGTTAAGGAATCTGGCGAACTCGAGTCCCACGTGAACGTAGCAAAGGGGCGCGGACACCGGTACTTCTTAGACCCAGACTCTGGCGTCTTTCGTATTCAGATGGGGCAAGCGCGGATGCCGCTGCTGCCGGTGCTACAAACTCTCGGCGCTTCCGATAAAGACATCCGCGCAGCGTGGGGTAATGAGCTGTACGCTGCAAACGCCGCTAAGAGCGAACCGGGAGTACTCAAAAAGCTGTACAAGAAGTTCTCCAATAAGCCGATGCCAGAGGACGAGGGCGGAATAAAGGACGCTATCCACGCGGCGTTCGACGAGATGACCCTAGATCCAGAGGTCACCCAGCGCACCCTCGGCAAACCGTACAGCAAAGTAACTCCCGAGGTTATCCTAGCTGCAACTAAGAAGCTGCTGCGGGTACACCGACGTGAAGAAGAACCGGATGACCGAGACGCTATGGCGTTCCAGCAGACGCTCGGGCCAGAAGATCTAATCTCGGAGCGGATCTCTAAGGGCGGTCCTGACGTACGCAGGGCGCTCTGGAAAGCAACCTTGCCTGGTAACCTGCAGCGTATACAACCTGGTGTCCTAGACACCACGGTGCGTAACGCGATTCTGAAATCAGGGCTGGGTAACCCTCTTGAAGAAATCAATCCCGCAGAGTTATACGACCAGCGAATGCGCATAACGCGGATGGGCGAGGGCGGTATTGCGAGCGCTGACTCGGTGCCAGATGAGAGCCGCTCGGTACAGCCCAGCCACCTCGGTTTTATAGATCCGGTACACACGCCGGAATGCTTTGGATTTTTATCCGAAGTGATGACTAAAACAGGTTGGATGTATTGGTCCACTGTAACGCCAGATACATTGTTTGCATGTCAGATTGACGGACGGCTTGAATATCATAAAGCCGAACGGCTTATTTGTGAGCCGTATGAGGGTCTGATGTATGGGGCTAGAAGCGCTACAACGAGTTACCTCGTGACTCCGACGCATAGAATTTGGACGCGTCCGGACCACGATGCATGTCCCAAATACCGTTTTGAAGAGGCGCAACGTACACACGAACGTCCACGTAAGGTACAGTGTGGGGGCCACGGTGCATTTGTAGGCTGCGAGCTTGAATATTTCCGACTGCCAGCCGTGCCAATACGCAGCAACAGCCAGAAGGTTTATGACCCAATTCCGATCAATGATTGGGCCGAATTTATGGGCTGGTTTTTGTCAGAAGGTTGGACAGGTGGTAAATCGTCCATAAGTATCAGTCAGTCGCGTATGCGATATCCTAAGCATTGCACAGCAATCGAAGCACTATTCGAGCGGCTCGGGTGGACGTGGTCATATAAGGCGAAGAAGGGCGGCGGTGACTATACTGTATGTGGCAAGCAGCTGGCCAAGTATCTAGGGCAATTTGGACTGTCACAGGATAAGTACATCCCCGAAGATTTGCTCAATGCGCCCGAAGTAGCGCGGCGCATCCTACTCGATACATTGCTTTGCGGAGATGGGCGTAAGGGCGCAACCTTACAGTATTGCACCGTAAGCAAGCGCCTCGCTGACGACGTACAACGTCTTTGTTTTGGGCTAGGTATTTCTACGCGCATCATCTTCGAACCCGACGAGCGCGAGCAGTCGAACTTTGGCGGTACGTATGTCGTTCATCTGCACAAGTACAATGAACGAGTGTTCAATAATCGGCTAAAGGCTGCGGACAGTGGTTATTACACCCAGCACTACAAGGGTCTCGTTTATTGTGCCACCGTACCAGGTGGGCTGCTTTATTGCCGCCATGGCGATACTGGCGGGCATTGGACTGGTAACTCAGGCAAGATTGGCATCGACACACGTATGGCGTTCCGCACCCTTAAGGGTCACGACGGGCGGCTCTACTCGCGCTTCCTAAACGCCAAAACCGGGCAACCCGAGTGGCAATCGCCGCAAGATCTAGCCGATAAGGTAGTAGCCTTTCCGGGCGAGTTAGAGAGCGGCGAGCGGTATGTGCGCGCGCAGCATAAGGGCAAGCTACAATATGTACACAGGAACAAAGTTGACCACCAACTAGCGCATATGACCGAGGCTTTCGGTCCCTTGGCGTCTCTAGTTCCTTTGAAGCAAAACGCCTTCGCCCAACGCGTCTCTATGGGTTCGCGCATGTTGACCCAGGCGTTGCCGCTTGTAGACGCCGAAGCCCCCCTAGTGCAATCAGGTATCCCGGGCACGAACGAATCATTCGAGTCCGCGTTGGGCACTGCTATGGGCGCTGCGCGGGCACCTACTGCGGGACAAGTGCTGGAAGTTACCCCCAACTACATTAAGCTGCGCGGCGACGACCGTAAGGTGCACCACGTAGAATTGTATAACCATTTTCCGCACAACAGGAAAACATACACCCACAACACCCCGATCGTTAAGCCAGGCGATCGCGTAGCGCAAGATCAGTTGCTGGCGCCCTCTAACTTCACTGACAAAGAAGGAGTCACCGCGCTCGGGAAGAACCTACGCGTAGGATACATGGCGTACAAGGGACATAACTTCGAAGACGCGGTGGTTATGTCGGAATCCGCCGCAAAGAAGATGTCCTCCGAACACATGTACCAACACAGCTTAGACTTGGACGACGCCACCGTAGCGAACAAGAATAAGTTCATATCTATCTTCCCGGGGCAGTACGACAAGAAGCTCCTGGACAAGTATGACGATGACGGTGTTATTAAGCCTGGGCAAACAGTGGCGATGGACGATCCGTTGGCGCTTGCGGTACGCGAACGCTCAACTGGACCTAAGATGGGACGGCGCAAGGCATCCTGGTCGGACGCTTCTATCAAGTGGGAACACCACGCAGAGGGCACAGTTACCGACGTACACAAGGGCAAGGATGGCGTACACGTTGTCGTGCGCGCGGTTAACCCCGCCCAGGTTGGCGATAAGTTTTGTTATGATCCGCAAACGGCTATTTTGACGCGTCGTGGTTGGGTGCTCGCTGCAGAGGTGTCTAAGGACGACTACGTTGCGACTTTGAATGCCCAAGGCGTGTTGGAGTATCAGCAGCCTACGCACGTGTGGCGGTACGCACACGACGGACCGATGTACTATTTGAATACCAAGCACATTAACATGCTGGTAACACCTAATCATCAGCTGTGGGTGGCCCGCCCTGGGCAGGCGTATCAAGCAGTCGCAGCTGAGGATTTCTTATGTTCAGAGGGCGATTGGCTATTTAAGAAAGACTGTGAGTGGCACGGTAAAGAACTCGAATACGTGCAGCTTGAGCACAAACGTGTTTACCAGCAGCGTACGCACGCGCTGTCCAAAGTGGCAGCGGACGACTGGTTGGCGTTCATGGGCTACTACTTGTCCGAAGGCTGGTGCACTGCACCTAGTTACGTAAAAATCGGGCAATTTCGCAGCTCGACACACTGGCAGAAAATAGAAGATTTATTAAACAGGCTAGGGCTGCCACATCGCTACGCAGAGGGGCGTTTTGAGATCGGCAATTGTTGGCTATACGATGAACTACTACCTCTAGGCAATAGCTATACGAAGTACGTGCCAGAATGGATACAAGAACTGTGTCCACGACAGCTGCGTATTTTTCTAGACGCGTACATGGACGGCGACGGACATCGCGGCGCGTGCTGGGAATATGGCTCGTCGTCTGAGCGGTTGGCAGTTGATATACAGGTGATTTGTTTGAAACTAGGCTGGGCCGTCACGCTCAAGCAAACAAATCGTACTGATAACTGGCAGAAGCACCCACACTGGCGCGGACGTATTAACCGTAAACAGTTACGGCCGCACTGGAAACGCGATAAAGGCAAGAAATATAAATCAAACCAAGAGGGTATGGTAGCGTATTCGGGTGACGTTTTTTGCGTCACAGTTCCCAACAATGTTATCTACTGCAAGAGGGAGGACAAAACGTACTGGTCACATAATAGTGGCCGGTACGGCTAACGATGATAAGGGAGTTGTTTCACATATTGTGCCAGACGACGAGATGCCGCACACAAAAGACGGCACTCCCTTTGAGATGCTGCTTAATCCTTTGGGCGTCATTTCGCGCGGTAACCCGTCGCAGCTCATGGAGGCAAACTTAGGCAAGATTGCCAAGATTACTGGCAAGCCGTATAGGTTGCCAGACTTCGACAACATCAAAGATATGCGCGCACACGTCGAAGCTGAGCTGCAGAAGCACGGTCTGCAGAGCACAGAGGACGTTGTTGACCCCACAACTGGTCGTACAATTCCTGGTATCGCTACAGGGCATCGCTTCATAATGAAGCTGCACCACACCGCCGAAGCTAAGTTGCAGGGGCGCGCCACTGGTGGATACACAGCCGAGGACACGCCCTCCAAGGGTGGCTCAACTGGCTCTAAGAGAATCGGGATGCTTGAATTGGGGGCGTTGCTCTCCCACGGCGCGTACCAAACCATTCGCGACGCGGGTATCATCCGCGGACAAAAGAACGAGGACTACTGGCGCCAAGTAATGTCGGGGCACACCCCGCCCACTCCAAAGGTTCCGTTTGTCTACCAGAAGTTCCTCGTGCAGTTACAGGGTGCGGGCATCAACCCGATTAAGTCTGGTACTACCACACACGTAGTGCCGATGACGAATAAGATGGCTACCGAGCTCACAGGTAATCGCGCCCTGCAAAACAAAGAAACAGTAGACTGGCGCGTTGACCGACTCTCCCCTAAGAAGGGCGGGCTCTTTGATGAGACGCTCACGGGTGGACATACAGGCAACCGGTGGTCGTACATCCCCTTACATGAGCCCCTACCTAACCCGGTGATGGAGGAGCCGATTCGGCATATCCTTGGGCTTACCGAGGCGCAGTTTGATGATGTCGTTGCGGGGCGTGCCAAGGTGCCCGGGCACGAGAACCTCACTGGACCGAAGGGCTTGGCGGATGCGCTAAAGAGCATCAATCTTGATAAAGAGATAGAGAAGGCACGTACAGAGATCAAAGGTAGCAAAGCCACCTACAGAGACAAAGCTATACGCCGGTTGGCGTACCTTAAGGCGGCGAAAGCGCAGGGACAGCACCCTGGTGACTGGGTGTTAGATCGTATGCCCGTGATGCCGCCGATCTTCCGTCCTGTATCTGTACTCGGTAGCTCTAAGTCACCCTTGATCTCGGACGTAAACCACTTGTACGGTGAAGTGTGGGACGCCAACGAAGGGTTAAAGCAACTTTCAGGCAAAACCGCGGACGTAGGCGACGAGCGGCTTGCGCTCTATAACGCGTGTAAGGGTGTCACAGGGTTGGGCGACCCGATCAAGCCAGAGAATAAACAAGACATCAAGGGTATCCTCAAGCAGGTATTTGGGGACGCGCCTAAGCTAGGGGTAGTGCAGCGCAAACTGCTGGGCTCTACCGTGGACTTAGTGGGGCGCGCGTCTATCACACCTAACCCAAATCTAGACATGGACCACGTAGGGCTGCCAGTAGATAAAGCGTGGACGCTCTACCAGCCTTTTGTTGTGCGTCGGTTGGTGCGTCGCGGGATGGGCAAGATCAAGGCTATGGAGGAGGTCAAAGAACGTTCCCCAGCGGCTTTGAAAGAACTACAAGGCGAGATGGAAGTACGCCCCGTGGTTATTAACCGTGCGCCTGTACTACACAGGTACGGGGTAATGTCATTCTGGCCACAGTTAACAAAGTCCAATACCCTAGAGATTCCGCCGCTGGTAGTTGGCGGGTTTGGTGCTGATTTCGACGGCGACGCAATGCAGTTTCACGTGCCGTCCTCGGACGAGGCGGTACAGGAGGCGCGCAAGAAACTACTGCCGTCTAGCAACCTGCTGAACGTGAACAGGTTCGATACCAACTACGCCCCAACTATGGAATATGTCGGAGGTCTCTGGCACGCGTCATCTAAAGAAGACGGCAAACCTGTGCGCACCTTCCACTCGAAGCGAGACGCGATCGCAGCCTACAAGCGCGGCGATATAACCGCAGGGCAGAAGATTGAGATAGTAGGCTAACGATTGTGTAAATCTCACCACCCATGTAAGCTGGTGATATTCAATGAGTCCAAACCGGAGTTTAGAGCGAAATGTCAAAAGATGTACTGAACCCAGTGTTATTCGATATTGCTGCGTGGAAGCTGCGCGGTGAGCGAGAAAAGAGCGCCTTTGTGCCGGCGGGCGGTGATCCCTCCCAAGGTGGCGGTGACCCAAGTCAAGGTGGTGCCCCGGATCCAAGCCAAGCTGGTATGGCTGGCCCGCCGCCAGGAATGGTTCCTCCGTCTGCTGCAACCCCGCCAGCGGCTGCAGCTGCGCAACCTGCGCCAGGCGGTCCACTTAGTCCGCAGCAGCCAGGCGTACCTGGCGCAGGCGGCAGTAAGAAATTAGACATAAATTTCGTCTATCTTGAACTGGGCCGCATCCGTAAACTTGTTACGCACCTAATGAAATCCACTGGTGTAGATCTGCCGCCAGATATTTTGGACGATACGACAGTCGCGCAGAATATGCAGGGGCAGCCGCCACAATCACCACCTATTGGGCAGGACGCCAGCGCGCAACAGCAGCCTGGGCTTCCCGCTATGGGCGGACAGGGCGGCATTAGCCCGATCCAAGCGCCCGACGCTGGCGGAGCTACAAAGCAGTCCAGCGTAGCGTCGCTATTCCAAGGTCCGGTTGATTCCGACTTCGGTACCATGACACGCCGTATGGATGCGCTCGCAGCGTTGTCGCGCAGTCTCGGACGGCTGTAAATGATCGTAGAGCTGCATAACAAGCTAGGGTCGCCCCAAATCATCGAGGCTACGAGAGTAGTCCTCCGCGATAGGGTGGACGGCGCAATCGCTGTTGCGGTAGAAGTCGGACCGCGGCACTATTACGTTGTGCACAGAGGCGATGGCGACGTTGCGATGATGCGCGCGCTCCGCTCCCTGGGAATTTCTGAGACAGTCATCAGCGATATGGTGACGGACCTCCCGAAGCCTAAGGGGCAGCTACTTCTTCCTGACGGCGAGCAATAATGCTACACACAACGATCGGACAACTCCTCGTCAATGACGCGCTACCTCCTGATATGCAGGACTACACGCGCTTGATGGATAAAAAAGGCATCGGCAAGCTCCTCCGGGAGCTCGTCGATAAGCATCCGGACCAGTATCGCGATGTCGCCAAAAGGTTGTCCGACGTCGGGCGCGACGTGGCCTACACAAGCGGCTCGCAATCCTTCGGGCTCGAGCATTTGCGCCCCACCCCGTGTGTACACCTCTCGCGGCTGCGCTTAAATCAAGTGATTAGGAACACGCTTTCTGGTCCTGGGTCGGATCAAGAGAAGCAAGACAAGATCATTGAAGCGACCGCGGAAGAGCACCAACGCTTGATGAAAGAGATTCCGCAAGAAGCTAAAGAGCGCGGAAATCCTCTAGCGGATCAGGTGCAGTCTGGTGCGCGCGGTAACCCCGCACAACTTAAGCGCTTAATCGGTGGCGACTTGCTATACGTCGACCACCACGAAAACGTTATTCCGTTTCCGGTACAGACGAGCTTTGCTGAGGGGCTGCGCCCCGCTGAGTTTTGGGCGAGCACGTACGGAGCGCGTAAGGGGTTGATAGACGTGAAATTTTGCGTAAGTCGCTATACGTCAATACTTTACGGCGACTACACTACACGTCCTATTGAAGAAGTACTGCCAGGCGACGTGATAATGGGAGCCGATACCACAGGCAGAATCTTCCCCACCCGCGTTACACGCGTGTTTAAAAACGGTGTGCGTGATTGTTACCGGTATGGTTTCCGTAAAGGTAGTACGCGCAAGCAGCTGCCGCTAGAACTAGTCGCCACAGAGGATCACAAGGTTTTAGCCAAAATCATAGCGAGCGATCCGAGCTCCTCTCGTAATGTGCGTGTACCTACCCTGCTGCCCCTGCGCAAAGCGAAGCTTCTAGCGCACCCCGAGTACTCCGCGTTCCTCGCCCGGGGCGAGTGCAACCAGCCACGTAAACACGTACCAGAAGCGCTCCTGGCTGGGTTAATGCTCGGCGACGGGTGTATGGCTCCTTCTACACATGGGCAGTATTCCTTATCGTGCGCTGACCCAACGCTCCTTACCGACGTGGCAGACTACCTGGCTGGGTTTGGTTTACACCTTACCCGGTCTTGTGCCACGCAGTACACGTATAATTTGTCCCAACTTGTTAAATCTTCCCCAGTGACAGCTGTCATCGCTGGGCATAATAGCTTTACGCCTGGCATGCACAACGCCACTAAACGCTGGCTTAAAGAGTCGTTGCACGAAAAGCTGGCGCACGAAAAAGCACTGCCCGCGGATGTCTGGGACTGGGATGACGCGTCGCTGGGAGCGCTGCTCGGCGGAATATTCGCCACCGACGCCACGATTGCTACGGCGGCGGGGCGGGTCAGTATTACGCTAGTTATGACAGCCCAGGGTATGATGCGAGACCTACAGCGCCTGCTGGAGTTGCGTTTAGGTATTTGGACAACTAGTTTAACGTGCATACCTCTGCGGGCAAATATGCGGCATACGCAGTACAAGTTTAGCGTATGCCAGCCCGAAGCGATTACCCGATTCAGCGAACGTGTCGCGCTAGTTGGTTGTAAGCGACAGCAACTATCGACAGCGCTGCGCACGCTGCCGACACTGCGGCAGGAGCTTACTGCAAAAATTTGCTATAAGGAATTCGTAGGCGCTGTCGAAACGTACGATTTAGAGGTTGAGAATCCGGCGCATATGTACGTGCTGGCTAACGGATTAATCGTTTCAAACTCCACTCAGGACGCGGGCTACTTTGCTAAGCAGCTCGGGCAGCTGTCCCACAGGCTTATGGTCACCGATATAGACGCACCAGAGGGCGCGGCTCCTCCAGGTTTGCGCGGACTTCCGGTAGCCACCGCGGACCCCGACAACGAAGGTGCATTGCTGGCACACCCGGTGGGCGAATACAAACGAAATACAATACTTACACCGAAGATACTAAAGGAACTTGACGCAAATGGCGTTAAAAAAATACTCGTCAGAAGCCCTGCTGTCGGTGGTCCTAGTCCTGGTGGCGTATACGTCCGAGACGTTGGCGTCCGGGAAAAAGGTACGCTCCCTCCCGTCGGAGACATGGTCGGAATTGCGGCGGCCCAAGCACTTTGTCTCAGCATCGGAACCGAGGTCCGAATGGCCGATGGCAGTGCAAAAGCGATTGAGTTGATCCGCGTAGGCGATGTGGTTTTAGCTTGCGATATGGCAGGAACAGTACGACCTGCGCGGGTACTAGCCGTACACGCAAACGGCGTGCGCGAATGCGTGCGTACCGTTTTTAGGCGCGGCACGGGTAAAAGTATAGCAGAGAACTTGCTTGTATTGGATTCTACGCAGGATCATAAATATCTCGGATATGCGCGTACGTCACATCAGGCGATGTGTGCACCTGTATTGACAACTCCTGCAAGTTTATCGAACAACGCGCAACGGCATTACGCTTGTTTACCCGTCAGCTTCGATGATACGGGTAATCGTGTCGAGCCGTATGCGCTGCTGTTGGGTATAGCGATTGGTGACTGCTGTTATACTGGCGGTGTTAGTAGCAATGGTATTGATCTGGCGTGTGCTGATAGCTCGCAGATCGCTGACATGTCGCAATACATGGCTAATTTGGGCCTGCGCTTTAAGCAGCAATATGATCCGATTCATTATCGCATCGTGGACGACAAGCGCTTTACGTATACGTACGTAAACGGCCGACGTATACGCAATCGCTTTCGCGGCGTATTATTGCGATACGGACTGTGGGGACAGTATTCTGGACAGAAGAGATTGCCGCAAACGTATGATTGGGACAACCAGAGCGTGGCAGCGTTGATTGCGGGCCTGCTTGCAACGGACGGCTGGGTGCATGTTGGCGCGAACGGTTGTGTATCCGCGGGTTTTAGCAGTAACTCGAAGGCAATGATGGAAGAGTTGCGAGTATTGTTGTCCGTCCGTTTCGGTATTTACACGTCGGGCATTTGCAAGTCTATCAAAAAGCGTGTCGGTGGTGGAACTTATGCGCCCAACTATAAACTTATTGTATCTGCATGGGATAGCGTAAATAGGCTGCAGCAACTACCGATCCCTGGCCGAAAGCGCAATATTCTAGCAGCAGCTATGCAGGGATGGCCGCGACCAAAAACAGCCGCGTCAGCCTGTAAGGCCAATTTCGTGCGGCAGGAGCCGCTAGGGCAGCGGGCCACGTTCGATATCGAGGTAGATCATCCTGCGCATCTGTTTGTGCTGGCTAATGGCCTACTCGTTAGCAATTCAGAGCGTCTTACACAGGGACAACTTGGCTCAAAGCACTCTGGAGGCGTTAAAGGCGAAGCAAAATCGGTTGCGGGTTTCGAGCACGTAAACCAGTTAGTGCAGGTGCCCGAGACCTTTAAGGGTGGCGCAGCGCACGCCCAGGTAGACGGACACGTCACGGATATTCACGCTGCCCCTGCTGGCGGACAGTACATTACGATAAGCGGACAGCGGCACTACGTCGCCCCAGATTTTGATCTCAAGGTCAAAAAGGGCGACACGGTAGAGGCGGGAGACATGCTTTCCGACGGGATACCCAACCCTAAAGAGATTGTAAAGCACAAGGGTATTGGAGAGGGGCGCAGGTACTTTATTGACGCGTTTTGCGACGCGTACCGTAACAGTGGTATGCCCTTTCACCGCCGCAACGTGGAGCTGATCGCGCGTGGGCTCATTAACCACGTAGAATTAACCGACGAAGATAACGGGAACGTCCCTGGCGATATAGTGCCGTACCAGGAACTAGAGTCTACGTGGGTACCGCGCCACGGTACGCGGACCCTGTCACCGAAGGCAGCGGTCGGCAAGTACTTGGAATCCCCAGTGCTACACTACACTGTAGGCACCCCGATTAAGCCCTCTATGGTACCCACACTTAACGAGTTCGGGGTCAAAGAAGTAGAGGCACACGACGACCCGCCACCTTTCCAGCCGACGATGGTGCGGGCTATGGCGGCGGTAGGACACGACCCTGATTGGATGACACGATTCTTAGGTAGTAACCAGAAACGTAGTCTTCTGGACGCGGTACATAGGGGCGCAACCTCGGATATCAAGAGTACGAGCTTTGTGCCCGCGTTGGCGGCTGGCTTACCCTTCGGTACCCAGTGGCCGCAAAATGTACTAAAGCCGCCTGGTGGGTAGCATTATCCGCAGTTAAGATAAGTAGCAGCACATCTTTAACAAGGAGTCGTAATATGACTAGAGTTTACGGCTGGCGCGCACCGCGCCCAGACTTCAGAAATCTCAAGTTTCGTCCAGTAACAATTGAGGGTTTGCCGGCGCAGGTTGACTTGCGTACCGATCCAGCGATGCCTCCAGTTTACGATCAGGGTGATCTGGGCAGCTGCACGGCCCATGGCGGCGGCGCGCTGCATCAGTATCTGCATACCAAGACATTCCCGTCCAACAACTTCGAGCCATCGCGACTTGCAATCTACTATTGTGAGCGTTCTCTAGAGGGTACGATTGGGCAGGACGCCGGCGCGTCTGTCGCCGATTGTATGAAA